GTGTAGCTCGCATAGGATATAAAACGTACGTAAGTAGTTTCGTAGGTGATATTCTTTGACTTTACAGTCATCGAATATCTCCCTCAACGGAATTATGTTTCCATAATTCCGCTCTGAGAGATGAACTGCAAGTTGAGGAAGGTCTAAAAGATTCTTCTTCACTGCGCGACAAATGTTAGCAGATATTCTGCTCACATCTTTGCCGTAATTTAGTGATCTCGAGACAAATTCTCCACGGAGGTTTCCCTCCGTTGCCGATTTTGTTTTCTGAACGTTTATACTTATACCGCACATTTCTGTGTAGGTATTATATACATGTTCGGATGGGTCAAAGCACCAAAGATCGTCTCCTACTTTATTGTAGGTCTCGATTGTAGGGTTTATTTTGTAGTCTTCTTTATAGATCATTTCCAAAAGGAAAAGATCTGTTATAGTTGCTATATCAAACGACCCGTTGGTGCCCATACCTTGTCCCCTAGCATATTTGATAGGTGATAAGGAACCCTTCAGAGTTCACTCGCAGTCAACTACGAGCGAAAACCAGCAATCAGCTATTATAGAGCCATATCTGGCTTTCATAAATAGATGTTGTAAAGAAGAAGGGAACGCATCCGTCCATGACGAGATATCGTAACTCTTCACTCCAGGCCTGATAAATCTTTTCAGATTATCAAAGCCCTTTGAGTGATTCTTACTATAGCTGACGTTACTAAACCTTTGCGATGTATACTGTTGTATGTCAACCATAATAGGCTCAAGTAAAACTTGTGTCCAGTAGTCAGAAATGGCTACTAAACGACATTTGTTTCCTTTGTCGGAAACCGTTGTGATATATCGCAACCGTTTCCGTTCTACTCTATTATGGCTTAGGGCTCGGCTCTTCATGTATTCATATAGATCCGCATTACCCGTTGCAACACAAAGCTTATAAAAAGATTCATGTATTTTCGAGTTAATTAAAGCGTACGCTTCGACGTCTGCGGTTTGCCATTTAGGCTTGCCGTTTGGACCTTTCGAAAGTACTCTAGTTGCGGGCTTAGTAATAAGCTCAAGATTAGCTTTGGTCACGTGTGAATTCACATATGACTCATACCTTTCTTTAAACTCTATAGGAACGCTAAAGGCCTTCGTGATCTCAGAGAGATCCGGAGAGCTGTTACCACTGCATAACCGGTTTAGGTATAGGATCGACCTGATTACTCTGTCTGATACTTCACACTTCTGGTCTCGTACTTTATAGTACAAAGGCCGAAGTAAGTTAAAGCCAGATGGTCATCTGTCTTTTCTGCCTACTGCTACTCATTCTAGTGGATCAGGATTCTGACCTTCTAGTAACTCAATAGAATACAATCGTATTTTGTTGAAGCGAGC